TAAATAAAATGAACCATTACCAAGACTGGGACCCTGTCATTATTCGCGGTAAAGTTAACAAGGAAAAGGAAAAGGAAAAGTATGTTAAGTTCATGGGACAGGAAATAAAGTTACCTAAACGGAGTCAGTATTCGGGTAAAACGAGGGAACAAAAACTCGATGAAACCGAGTTAGGAACACACAAAAAAGTCAGTAAAGAAACGGCATTAACGATTCAAAAAGCACGCGTCGCAAAACAGTATACGCAAAAGGATCTCGCGGGTCTCATAAACGTATCAACAGATATTATCTCTTCATACGAATCAGGTAAAGCTATACCGGATCCTAAAATCATGCAAAAATTACGCCGGGTTTTGGGGGTTAAACTGTAGTTTTTCTACTCTCAGCACGTTTATCGTCTGCATCTAAACGTTTTAAACGTTTAATAACATCCGGTGTTTGTGGTTCATTTAACAATTTTTCACGTTCCTCGCGACGTTTTTTAGCACTTTCTTCGCGACGATACTCATTATATCTTTCACGTGTATCCCTTGATGCTTTATATACCAAATTGGGATTATTTTGTATATGTCTATCAAGTATTTTGTGACTTTCTTTCAATTCGGGTATAAGTTCGGGTACATTCCCCGTGGTTATACCATGAATTAAATTATATTCTTCGCGTTTAGTTTTTATTTCTCTTTCGGCTTCTTCTTTATCAACGAAAGTCTTTTTCCACGAATACGTATCGTTGTGTCCTATACATGCAATCCATCTTTTACTCGTTTTACACCAATACACACCCCGTGTTCCAGAATTATTATTGATATTCGCGTTTGGTCTATGTGCAACGTTTTGTGATTGTGTAATTACACGAAGATTACACCTTCTATTATCGAGAGTATCACCGTTAATATGATCTACAACTATGTTTGGATCATCACATAACCCTATCATTAATAAACGGTGAAGTCGTGGTCGCTTTCTACCAATCGGACATTTTTTCCAATCACACTGAAGATATTTATTGTTTGCTCCAGCCATTGACCAATTCGGCATATTTTTAACAAATTTTTCATGGTCTTCTTCGTCTATAGCAAAATGCGCTCCTGGTCGCGATGAAATTGGTACAAGTTTGTAAGTCATTTTTATTAAATATAGCCCACAATCTTTAAGTCCATTTACACTCATCCCCGCTCTACATCTTAATACCGGGGATTTACCCGTATATAGGATGTATGTCTATTTTAAACTTAAAATTTTTCCTAAACCCTAATTACTAAACGCTAATCCTCCCATCCCCGATTGTATGCGCAACACGTTGTAGTTGACCGCGAACATGTCGAGCGATGGGGACGCCAAAGAAGTGCCCGTAAGGTCCTTGCAAGTAACCGCAACTTGCGCGTTGTCGATTCTGGAGAAGTTGCAGGTACCCGTTGGTTGGTGCTCTTCTGGCTTGAGCGCGAAGGAGTACGAGTAGATACCTGGGTATGGGGAACCAGAGTGGTGGTTGAACGCTTGGACTTGGTTGAAGTACTTACCCGATTGCTCTTTGAATCTGTCTTGACCGTTCAAGATCAACTTGAAAGTACTCAATGGACCAACAGACTCAGTCAAGGTGGCGACACCATCTTCAACCCACGCGGTTGTGGAACCCAAAGCCGCATCGGCCAAGTACAATGGCGCACCAACATCAGCTGGAGAAACGGCGATGTTAGAGGTCAATGGAGTTTTGGAAACCAAAACAACGTCATCAATGGCGGTGTTCGAGCAGAAGTTCCACATGTTAGCGCGCGTATTGTTACCAGCGTTAACACACCAGACCAATTCCTTGACTGGGTGGTTGTAGGACAATCTGACTTGCTTGGAGCCATTCGAAGTGACCGTGTCAGTGCCAGTGTGTTGGACTTGTTCGATCAAGTATTCGTGACCCTTTTGCGCGAATCGTCTGCGCTCTTCAGTGTCGAGGTAAATGTAGTTACCCCAGACTTTGAAGGTGTTCTTGTTCAAGTACGTTTCAAATTCAGAAGACAAGTCAAAGTCCAATCTGACTTCGTGGTATTGCAAAGCAATCAATGGCAAAGCCAATCCTGGGTTTCTGTTGAAGAAGAAGATCAATGGCAAAAAGACCTTGTCACCGGCTACACCGGCACAAGATGTCATCTTACCGTAGTTTTGCTTAGCGGAGGCATCCAAATACAATTCAGAGTACAATCTCCACCATTTTTGGTAGTGTTTGTCGATTCTTTGACCACCGATGGACAATTCAATGTCCTTGATGGCACGTTCCGCGGCCCAGACACCGTCGGCAGTAGCTTCAATAGTAGTCGAACCAACCCCGAGAGCCGACAATTCAACGTACATATCCGAAATCAAATCACCGTTTCTGGCGATCGTGACCGAAACTCTACCGGAGTTAGCGGCGGTACCGTTAACAGTTTGTTCGATGTTTTCCATCGCGAAGTTAGTGTGGCGTTTGTAAACCGCCTGGAAGAAAGTGACTTTTGGGTTACCAGTCAAGTAGACGTCTTGGGCGCCATAGGCGACGAGTTGCATGAGACCTCCGGCCATTGTGTGTGTGTTTGTACTATATACCAAGATTTTTTTTTGGGATACGACCCGCGAAAAAACTCACTTTGATTTTTCCTGATATATATAAATGACCGACAAAGACGTACCACCACCCTTGGAAGAAGTTGACGAACCAAGTATCGAAGACGAACAATCTGAAACAAGCGAACTGGAAGATGAATTGATTACCGACGACTTGGAACTTTCTGATGAAGAAGATGAAGATGAGGACGAAGATTTAGAAATGAATCCTTTCATGGACATGAACGTTCTCTTAACTTCGGTATTATCTAACGAAGAAGGTGATACCGTGTGTTCTGCTTTAACAAATATATCCAGGCAACTAGAAGTTCAAAATAAAATTTTAATTAAGATGTTATCCCAAATGCAAAAAAAGGCTTAGAAAAATGAAAAGTATAAAATATAAGAGATGAAAATCGAAGACGTACATTGCATCACCGAAAATACTAACATAGACGATCTCGTGTTTACCATCACCAAAAAAATAATCGAAGAGTCCAGGCAAGAAGAACTCCTACATTACGTTCGTGTATATGAAGAATATTACCGAATAAATCAACCACCTGGTTTAGAAGAACCTTTACAAATTGCGTATAGGGTTTTCTATGAAAAAAGCGAACTCGATGAAAATGGTAAACCGAAAAGATATGATACGAGAGATATAAGAGAATCTTATGACGCTAAAAGGTCAATCGTATCTGTCATGTACCACCGTGCTAGTACTTTGGGAATACTTGATATGGAAGACGACGAGTCTGATTGTAAAATATCAAGAAGACTGAAACGTATATTTGATCAAATGGAAGACTTCTTCCAAATTTTATTTAGACACGCTCGCATGTACGATCGTTCTATCAACCCTACAGCAGAATCTGAAGGTGACCCGGCTTTCTATATGGGCTCTACACCAGATGCTATTGAAGAACTTGAAATTTTTCAAAAAGTATTGATTCAAATTCTTAAAGATCTCTATGAAAGTAACATACGCAAGTATAAAGGGTATTGTTGCGAGCAGATAAAAACTAGGGAAGGATACGATACACGCGCCTGGAAACAAACTCAGCTCATAAAAGAGTACGTTCACAACATCGCACCTAAAGAGTCTCGGTTTATGTTATGGAAAGATCTCACTTCAAAAGGGACTGCAACTCTTAATCAACTCATAAGATACCTCGGTGATTGTCATGATATGCAGTTTCCTGAGATTAAGAAAAATAGACACCTTTGGTCTTTCAAAAACGGTCTTTTTTTGGGTAAAATATGGTCAGATAAAACAGGTTTGTACCAATCTGAGTTCTATCCTTACGATTCAAAGGAAGCAATGAACCTCGACCCAAGAGAAGTAAGTTCAAAGTACTTTGACGTTGATTTTGAAGACTACCATCACCTTGAAAATTGGTATGATATTCCTACACCTCACTTCGATAAAGTTCTAAAGTCACAAAATTTCGACGAAGATGTTTCTAAATGGATGTATGTCATGGCAGGTAGGTTATGTTTCGATTTAAACGATATCGATAAATGGCAGATTATTCCATTTCTGAAAGGTATTGCACGTTCAGGTAAATCCACACTCATTACAAAAGTCATTAAAAAATTTTACGAAAACGATGATATCAGAACACTTTCCAATAACATCGAAACAAAATTCGGTTTATCCTCTATTTGTGACGGTCACATGTTCATTGCACCAGAAATTAAGGGTGATTTGCGTCTCGAGCAAGCTGAATTCCAATCTATAGTATCAGGTGAAGATGTATCTATTGCAGTGAAAGGTGAAAAAGCGAAAAACATGACATGGAACATTCCCGGTATTTTGGGTGGTAACGAAGTTCCGAATTGGCGAGATAACTCGGGTAGTATTCTTAGACGTCTAATGACGTGGGATTTTAAAAAGCAAATTAAGGACAAGGATACCGACCCCCTTTTAGAGAAAAAACTCGAACTCGAATTACCCGTGATTTTACAAAAGTGTATCAGAGGGTACCTCGAATACGCACAAAAATACCAAAGTGACGATATTTGGAACGTCATACCATCTTACTTTGAAAATGTAAGAAAACAAGTCGCTACAATTACCAATCCTCTCGAACACTATCTTCAATCTGATGCTATCATAATTGACGACAAAAAAATATGTCCCTTGAAAAAATTTAAACAGGAATTCAGTCAATATTGTTCGGCAAATAATTTAGGGAAACCGCGTTTTACACAGGACTTTTACATTGGTCCGTTTAGTAGCAGGGATCTCGAATTGAAAAGAATCGATGAAGTAATTTATGGCGACGAACTTAAACCGAGACGAAACGAAGATTTTATAGTTGGTTTAGACGTGAGAAGAGAAGAATTTGAATTATCAAACTCGTAAAATGAAATCTCAGTATAGTATAACATGGACCCAAGACAATTTGTTAAAAATTCAAACGTCCAAATACAAAGACAGGGTGAACCAACTATACCAAGTGGTGTACCTTCAGGTCAAGTCAGCCAATTAAAAATAGGTCAATTTAAACCCGGTTTGTATAATGTTACTATAAACAAGTCCTTCACAAAAGAAGAACAACGCGTCGATTTAAAGTATATACTTAAACAACGTCCTAGAGGTCATGCACAAATTGGTCCAAGTTTAAGTGTAGATATTAGTGAAGTAAAAGGTATATACGGTAGATTCAAGACAGGTTTAATACATACTAGAAATTTTGGTATGAGAGGTGATTTAAACGCAAAATTCTTTTCCGTTCAATTTTCCGGATACATGACGGATGGTATAGAAAGAAAAAATTTCAGCTTTAACATATACGCTAACGGTAAAGTTAGATTTTCAGGTGGATTTCTGGGTTCTAAAAATTTAAAAAGACAACCCGAATCTTTACGTAAATACATAATAGATACATATACAGAGAAACAGCGTTTTTTGTATAACGATATAGAATATAATAATGTTGCAGGATTATTTAATTTGAACACTAACTTTCAACTCGAATTAATAGCACAAAGAAACCCTTTAGGAGCGGAAAGCGTTTCTTACGAAACGGAAGTATCAGCTCCACTCGTTTATATGATATATAAAGGACACAATTTTGCACTTTCTTCTAAATCGTCTAAGCTTGGTTCGGGTATAGTTCAGATACAGGGTGAAAATGATCCGGACGATCTCGAACGCGCATACTTGGTAGGCGTCGAAGCCGTACAAGAACTCCATAGGTTAGGTTACACAATGGGTTTAACTAATCGAGAAGTAAACGCTATTCAACCACTACCAAAACTAGAAAACAAAATAGTATCTACGTGTCCAAAACCGAGAAGACCACCGTGTAGTTCTGGATTTGAAGCGCGAAAAAATCCACAGGGTTACGAATGCTGTTATAAAATACCAAAAAGAAAACCTTCTAAGAAAAAAACAAATACAAAAACTAAAAATACAAAAATAACATACGATAAAAACGGTATCATGAAAATAGGTGGTAGAAAATGTGAAAGACTCACTAAACCACTTCTTCTCGAAGTCGCCAGAAAACTTGGTGTCGTCGGAGTAAAACAAAGAAATACAAAAGAGGATATTTGTAAAGCACTCGATAGTTTAGAAAAAGGTAATTCGAAATTCGAAATAGATGGTAAACTCTGTAGAACGCTTAAAAAAGACCAACTCATTTCTTTAGCAATTTCTAAAAATATATCAGTAAGTGAACAAGATACCGTAAAAACGTTATGTGAGAAACTCGAAAACAAAAAGAATTTACCAAACTCACCAAATTCACTCGCTAACGAGATGGAAAAATTTTTGATGAATAAACAAAAATCACCCTTGAAAAGAAAACGTCGGTTAAACAACGCGAGTATTAAGAATGACATTATCAAACTTTACGGTGAAAGATGGATGAAAAATTACGGACAGTTTATGAATA